AGATTTAAAGAATGGATTTTAAAAGAATTATGGTTAAATAATCGTTTTACACCTAAAAAGATTCCTAAATATGATCCAGCAAATCAGACAGACAAGGCTGCATTTACAGATGTTGATTATAAAAATGTTCCTACTGTTGGAGATCCAAATGATCGAAAATGTCCTTTACGATGGAAAGCATTCTATAAATGTCTAAAAAAATATGGATTAGTAGATGAAATGCTTTATTTAGTAGGTGTTGATCGGTTTACTTATGTTAAACGTAATGTTTTAAAAGAATTTACAGAAGGTAAAAAATACCCGTTTGTTCGTATTGTCTGTAATAGTAAAAAGGGATTTAATCGTGTTAAAAATGTATTTCGACACAATAAAAATCAAACATGGGATAATTATGAGGCAGTTCCCACATCTGTAACAATTCCAGAATGTGGAGTCGAAGATCATATATTTCCATTATATGAAGCTGATATTAATCCAATTTGTCGTTTTACAGATCATGCAAATGTTAAAGGTTGTGGGTGGGCGTGTGTAAAATCATATACAAAACCGTTAACTGATTTAACGAAATGTGACATAGATATTGAAGCATCGTGGAGAAATATATATCCTCTTGAAAAAAATGGTTTAGCAAATATGGTAATGGCATTTTATGATATTGAGTGTGATAGTAGTCATGGAGAATTCCCTTTAGCTAAGAAAAAATATACAATGACTGTGAATGAAATATTAACTGAATTCCAAAGACTTTATACTTTAAAAAGTGTTCAAGAAGATATTCGTATTAAAGTTGCAGACGGTGAAAGTATTGGCGAAGAATATGTTCTTTCAACACGACAGCAAAATGTAATGAATATAAAAATTCCAAATATGGATGTACACTTTATTAAAGATTTATTGAGAGCTTCATTTATGAAAGGAAGTGAGGAACATACTATATCACGTGTTTATTGGAAAAAGAAAACGAAAATAAATATGAGTAAATGGGATTTATGGGAAAAGGATTTAACAAATCATGTACCAACTGTAGAGGCATATTTTGACTATATTAATAGTACAACAAAAGGTAAAGGGTATGTTAAAGCAATCGATGAATTATATAAAATTATGAACCAGAAGTTCTTAAGTAGAAAAATGAAAGAATTTATTGAGAAAAATATAGAGACCGTTAAAATTAATGCATTTTTAAGAATTAATGGGAAAATTATTGCAGAATGTGCATCTAAAATCAATCAGTATATCAGTATAGATTATAGCGCATCTGCTCTTACAGGTACAACTCTAAGTGCTGAGAAACAAAAAAATATGAATAAAGCTCGTGCAATATTAGATAAATATTTACCACCTATAAAGGGTGATTCCATTATTCAAATTGGTACTTGTTTAAAACGCCAAGGTGAAAGTAAAATATATAAAAATCATATATTAACTCTAGGTACATGTAAAGATATTCCTAATGCAGAAGTAGTTGTATGTAAAGATGAAGGTGACCTAATTATGAAATGGAAACAATTACTAGAAGATGAAGATGTAGATGTGATGCTTGGATATAACAATTATGAGTTCGATTACCCATATATATGGAAACGAGCTGAGGAAACTGGTGTTTTAGATCAATATCGTAAATTAAGCAAATTTAAAGATAAAGTATCTTATATGAGAGAAAAGAAGTTATCATCAAGTGCGTTAGGTGATAATATTTGGGAAGAGATAGATAATGTTGGTCGTTCTCATATAGATCTTATGCGTGTAATTCGTGATGACGTTACTATTAATTTAGATCGTTATACACTTGATTTTGTATCATCTGTATTTATGCGTGGTGGCGTTCATGATTGCGTCTATGATGAAGAAAGCGATACTACAGTTATTTGTACAAACTCTGTAAATGGATTACATAAAGAGTCATATGTTAAATTTAGTTATACAAAATGTCATACTGACGATTATTATAATGAAGGTGAAAAACTTAAAATTATAGACATTATCAAGGATTTCACGTACACTAAAGATAAAGATACAAGTGATAATAATAGTAGTGAAGAGATTAAAACAAAGGCTTTTCGTATTAGAGGAAAAGTTGGGTTGAATATATCAAACAAGTATAGTTGGACTATGGCAAAAGATGACGTATCTCCGGCTGATATTTTCCGATTACAAAAAGGAAGCGCGGAAGACCGGTGTATTATCGCAAAATATTGTTTGAAGGATGTTGTACTTACAGTTGAGCTAGCTGAGAAGTTAACTGTATTAGTCAATAAAACTGGTATGGCAAATGTATGTTCCGTGCCTTTAATGTGGATTTTCACACGTGGACAAACTGCAAAGACGTATAGTTTAGTCTCAAAAGAATGTCGTAGTTTAGGTTATGTTATACCAACTTTATACAAACAAGAATCAGGAAGTTATGCTGGCGCTGTTGTATTACCACCTAAACCAGGAATTTATGTTAAACGTCCAGTTGCAGTTCTTGATTTCGGCTCTCTATATCCAAGTATTATTATTAACAACAATATGTCTCATGAAACTCTTATTAAAAATCCTATATATAAAGGTACTAAAGGTGCTAAATTACTTAGAAAGAAGGGATATGAATTCAAAGATATTCACATTTATGATTGGATACAGCAAGATAATGGAGTTTATAAACGTATGCTTGTACGTACTCATCGTTTCATTCAACCAAAGAAAGAGTATGATGGAAGTGTTAAAGAAGAAAATCGCGGGATTATTCCACGTATTCTATTGAAACTACTCGGTGCTCGTAAAAGTACTCGTGCTAAAATCAAATATAAAACATTGATAATGAAAAACGGTGACAAACTCAGTGGTTTGTATGATAAAAATAAAGGAGTATTAGTAGATGAACATGGAAATAAACACACAGTAGATGAAAATGAAATTGTATCTATGGCTGATACCTATAATGATTTTGAAAAAGAAATTTTCAATGGGTTGCAGTTAGCTTATAAGGTAAGTGCAAACTCTGTATATGGTTTACTTGGTGCGTCTGTAAGTCCAATCTATTGTCCAGAAATTGCAGAAAGTACTACAGCAGATGGTCGCCGTCTTCTAGAATTTGCTGGTTCATATACAAAAGAGAATTATAGAGATCGTAACTTTATCTATACAAATTTAAATTGCGAAAAAGAAGAAATTTATATTGAGAGTACCGAAGTTGTATATGGTGATACAGATTCTATCTTCGTACTCTATAATATCAAAAATAAAGAAGGTGAATATATTTATAACAGAGATGCAGTTAAGGCAAGTATTGATATTTCACTGGATGTTGAGGAAAATATCACACCATTATTTGGTTATCCACACAAATTAGAGTATGAAAAAACCTTTTGGCCGTTTATGCTTGTGTCAAAAAAACGTTATGCTGGTGATAAATATGAATTTAATGCACATAAATGTAAACAGACAAGTATGGGTTTAGTTACTAAGCGTCGTGATAATGCCAAAATCGTTAAATATGTATATGGTGGTATCTTGGATATTATTATGGGTGAAAAAGATGTTGAAAAAGGCATTGTGTTCATGCAACAATGTATTCGTGATATAATGGCTGGTAAATTTTACTTTGATAAATTTATAATTACAAAGAAATTAAAAGGTTATTACAAGAATCCAAATTCTATTGCACATAAAGTGCTTGCTGATCGTATGGGCGAAAGAGACCCAGGTAATAAACCTAAGGTAAATTCGCGATTGCCATATGCGTATATCAAGGTAGAAGACGAATATGAAACTCCACCCACTGATTCAAATGAGCAGCCTCCTGAACCACCACCTAATCATCATATTGTATCATTAAGTCAAATACTCGAAGAAACAGGTGAACTTCAAATGATTGATTTAGAACATGCGTCTGAAGAAATAAATGTATCTATAGCTAAGGTATTGACTGATGTATTAGGGAAAAAACCTACAATGACGTATATGAAACAGATAATACCGGGTCATGATATTGAAGTGTATCGGAAAATTAAAAATGATGCAAAGTTAGTACCAAAAAAAATAAAGCCAAAGAAGCGACGTAAACGAAAGCCAAAGAAAAAGAAAATATTGCAAGGTGATCGCATCGAACATCCAAAATTCATTAAGGAACATTCACTTGAATTAGACTATCTTCATTATGTTACAAATCAAGTAAGTAAGCCAGTTAGTCAAATTTTCGGGTTACAGCTAGAGAAATTAGATAAGAAATACCAATATCCATATGATGATGAGTATTATACACGGAAATATCAAGAATTCTTGATGAGATATAAACATAAAGAGAAGCCAGATATGGAAGCAGATAAAAAGGTTCGTGAACTTCGAATGAAGATGGCACAAAAACTCCTGATTGAACCTATATTAGGACAATTGGAAGCACAAGAAGTAGCTAAAAATTCATGTAAATCACGCGAATAGATTGTACACATGAATGAATATTAATAAATAAATTTAAAATGCCGAAATTTTATTTTACATTTTGCGATAGCGTCCAAATCTTGTGGAGCGGTTTTTATTCGACCATTCTTCTGATTTATTTCTACGTATAGGTGAAAGACTCGTATTATTCACAGGTTGGAACAATGATTCTGCTGGCAAACTTGTTGTTTCAAATTCTATCACTACATTTTCGCCACGTATACGAGGTGATAATGATTTTGCAAATTGTGTTTCAGATGAAATTGATGGAAATGAATATAATAATTCATCTTCATTTTCGTTTGATACAGATTCCAATTGAATTGATTCTGATGATTCGGATGAAAATGATAATATATCTTCGTTTAATTCTTTAAAAATGCCATTTATTATACATGTTTCTAATTCTTCATCATCACTTTCACTTTCAATATCAAAGTTGAATGAATAAGATTCACTATTATTAGAATCATTATTTTCACAATCTTCAGGTTCAGAATCTTTAGATTTATCATTAATTATATTTTGTAAATTAACTGACCGTTCGTATTTAAATTGTGTCATTTCAACTTCTTCATCTTGTTCAAGTTCTTCTTGATTTTCGTATTCTAATTCATCTTGTTCAAGTTCTTCTTGACTTGTTTGTTCTACATCATCTTGTTCAAGTTCTTCTTGATTTTCGTATTCTACATTATTTTTATTAGATTTCTCGTGTACTTCTTGTTGTTTAATTGTGTCATCCCATGTTAGTTCACAATCATGGCCCTCTAAAATATTTCCCCAATTTTCATACCAATTATCAGACACAGACCACCCACAATCATTATTGTCCCAACTTAATACTGTTGGTGTATTTAAGTTATATTGAGGGATATCATATGTTTGACTCCATAATTTTTTCCATACATCACTATCCAAATCACTTGTATCATTATTAAATGTAAATTCACATTTATCTGTTGGACTATTGCAACTTAATTGACTTTCTATATCATATGGAATCTCAAATACAGTATTAGTATTATCATGTGTATTAGTATTATCATGTGTATTAGTGTTATTTAGGAATCGTTTTTGAACAAGCATATTTTCAGTATCTTCTTTTCCTTTCATATAACCAGTATCATATCCTGTACTTTGACCTTTCTCAAAACCTTCATTATATCCGTCGTCATGGCCAGTGTCATATGCCAATTCATAAGTTTTAGTTTTATCTTCTTGTCGTCCTTTTTGATATCCTTGATTATGTCCTTCATATAAACCAGATTGTCGCCCATCTATATGACCGTTGTTATACCCATTTGAATAACCTTGTTTAAAACCCATATCATAACAAGCTTTCGCATATCCTTCATAAAAAGAATATTGATCAATATGAGACTGTTGATTTAAATTTTGTTGAGGTTGCGGATTTGAATTATTATTCATTTTATGCGTTGTATGTTGATTTGTTTGAATAATACACGAATGTGTGTTCTCTTTAAATTAAAATTTAGAAGAAATAAACTATGTTATAATAACAGATAATATTTACATAAATGAAAGATCTTCATCACTACTATCATCTATTAGACATCCTTGTGATTTAACTGGTACAGACTTACTTGATTTTTTTAAAAATTTACTAGATGTAGATTTTCTAATTCTTGTTCCTTTTGTTGATTTTACTGATTTTGTTGATTTTGTGGAACTGGTTGATTTAGTAGTTTTAGGTGATGACTTTTTATTTAAACTTTTCTTTTTTTTTGTTGTGGTTTTACTTAACACTTTATTATTTGGTGCTTTATTATTCATTTTATTTAGTTCATCTTCCTCATCACTACTATCCAGTAATAAACAGGTATTTTTTGAAAAGACATTGACAATCTTTTTACGTTTTGTTGACTTTCTTACTTTAAAATCCGGGAAGTTTACTATACCAGGGTGTTTAGGTAAACAATCATTATTTCCTGTTTCCAAAAACTCAAGTAAAGGTTCTATCCCATGTCTTCTATAATATAATACTGTTCGCCAGAATGTATGAAATTTACTAATATTTTTACTAATCCAATTACTATCTCTATACACTTTAATACATGAATATCTCACCAAGTACCAATACACTGGACGAACTACAAAATCATTAAATACCATATTATCTTCTTCTTGTTTTTCTTTTGCTTCTTCATTCAATTGGTCTATATTTTCATCCAACCATTCATTTATCTCATCCGGCATTAGATCCAAAGGAGCATATTTATAGTTAAAATATAAATTATCCATTGATTTACCTTCTAACATTACACCCTTTTCCAATCCTCTTCCTGTAAAACAATGACGTGCGGGACCTGTGCGTGCTTTTTTGTTAATGTCTGCTAAATAATCTGCTTTAGAAGTATAATGTTTAACAACACATTCTAAGAAATTACATACATCTAAATCACAAACCTCTAGTTGAAGTTGCATTTGGTTATAATAATCAGGTTTAGGTATTTCATGTGGAATACGAGAATATGGCATTTTAATTTCAAGCATTTCGCCCATATTATCTATACCATCAGGCGATGCCTTTAAAAAATTAAACTCCTGATGTGGCATACAACCGAATTCATATACTTCACGATTACTTCTTGACTCAAATATAGCAACGCCATTATCTTCATGTTGATGACCGTGTTGCATAGCAGGGCTGTAAATTTTCTTATATACATCATCAGTTTTACATTTATCCAAAATAATTTCAACTTGCTCTTTAATACTTCCATATAACACCTTTTTTATATTAGAAGCAGTTAAACCTTCTTTACGAGCGGCCATCCATTCAGGAGTACCCTGTATTTGTGTTGGACGTGTTTTAAGATAGTCAAGTTGGGTTATATTTTGAGTGAGATTATATTCATTTAGGATTTTTGTATGAAATCTATATCCACAGTCATTAATAATTTGATTTTCAAAATTATGTAAAATAACCATAGCAATATAATCTGGTTGGTAGTCTTTTTTAGGTACAGAATAGTGATCTAAATAGACTAATAAATCTACATCATCGGAAAGAAATGTTTGAAGTGCTTCGATTATATTTGATAAAGGCTTTTTATGATGGGTTAACGGACTTTCTATAGGCAGAAGGTTCCTGCTTGCTAAAAAATTGGTACTTTGTAAAAATGTGTTAGCATAACTAGTGATTTTATTATAAACATGTGTTGCGAACACATTGCGTGATATTTGTGCCATATGAATTCTTAAAACAATACTTAATTGATAATACTTAATTGATAATAAATATATGTGTTATAGATTTAAGTTGAATTTAGTTTAATTGGGCTTAATTTATGTATAATGTATAGATTATCATCCTTTTTTATATGCACGCATTAATGATATTCGTTTATCAACTATTTTTAACTTATTGCGATGTTGTTGTTGTTCTTGAGTTAGAGTACCATCATAATATTCATATTAATACAAAATATCCTATAAAATAAAAATGTGTTTTCATAGTTTTATCACTTGCGGAACTGTTACTATAATATGCATATAAAGTCTTTTTTACTTCTAATTTTGTAGTTTTATATTGCCTTGGAATGAATTGCAGTTGTCTTCTGTGAATTACTCAAATGATCATTCATAAATGTTCGCATATCGACCATATGTATCTCACCTGAATCTGTAGAATATGCTACCTTTCGAAATCCCAACTTCTTCAATGTCTTACAACACTCATTACATGGCATAGCATTTCGTAGATCACCATTTCCATTACGTCGTACAACCCATAAAACAAACTTCTTCAAATTATACGACTTTACCTTTTCCTTCTTGTCGTAACGCGCCTTTCGGTTTTTTGCGTACCCCTCTAATCCGCGACATCTTTCCTGCTCGTGCGCCATTCAGAAAACGACTTGCTACTGACATTTCGGCGTGCTGGCTACACGCAATCATACGATTTGAACCGAACCTGTAAACTGTTCGCTTATTTGTATTACA